CGATTCAAAATAAATGAATCGAAAGACTGAGTTTCAATGTCTGCTCCTGTGCGGACAACCCATCTGGCTTGAGGAGCATCGTGCCAGATTTGCTTAACGCCAACAATAGCATTGACCTCGGCCCTTGTTTTGCAAATTGTTATTGCCATTATTCGATCCTAAGTTTTTGGCAAAGTATAGCCAGATACATTCCTGCAGCACTAAGCTGTGAAGTTATATCTACAGTTAGTGCTTCAGAGACATTTGCTGCAACTTTTAACCACGCTGTGGACATTGTGCCATTTACATTTATTCCACCAATAGCGGTAGTACTAGAGTCAATGGTAAATGAAATATCGCTAGCCCCAATATGCAAAGTTGTCGATGCATTCATATGTGAAAAGACAATGTTTGAATTGAGCCTTATTCTGGTTGATTTGGTTCCAACAGCATTACTTGAATTCCTGAATGTTGTAAAGGTAACTCTATCTCCAACAGAAAGGCTGTTTGCCGGTAACACCACAGACTCGGTTGTAACCTCAGATGTAAACGCTGCTCCCGCATTTACAGACTCGCTCGCAAAATCAGCGGAAAGCGGGGCAGAAAACGTTACAGTATCTGCTCCAGTGCGTGAAAATTCAGAATACCAGCCGGCAGCAAGGCTCGCGCTGCCTGGGTAATAGAATGAATACCCATTGAAGCTTGTCGCTGGTATTGTATGAGCCGTAGCAGTTACGGTCACAACACCAGACGTACAAGCGGCTGTACTGGATGCTACAAGCGATGCGAGCAGGCGCGGGGCAAAGCCGGGAAATGGAATTGCTCCCTTCCCAACAGGCATCATGTTTTTCGTATTCGGATTTCTAAAAAACATATTGCCAACGACGCCGACAGTTTGCCTGTCAATCAGATAAAACCCTGCGTCTGACGGTGGCGTCGAACTCGTTGGGATAAGTTGATCAGCCCGGAATGATTTTTTTCCCATTTGATGACCTTTGATTGGTTATGCTATAAGCGATACTTCTATCCAATTTACTTCCATGATCCACTCTTCATGCGCCGACTCTGACGAAAAGATTTGCTATGCCGCTGTCAATCGAGGATTGGATTACTGCCGTATCGGTTGTGGTTTTGATCACTGCCGTCTCGGTTGGAATTTGGATTACTGCCGTATCTGTTGGCGTTTGGATTACTGCCGTAAGTGTAGTCATTCGCTTGTCGTCACTTCTTCAATAACGACAAAAGGCGAAGATGCGCACAAGGCATCCACTCCGTCAGCCCGGATCAGTTCGATATCGGTAACGTATTCGCCGACTTCGACCAGCGCAGTCGAAAGCGTATCCGGCAACAGCCGCAGCCATAGCGCTCCGTTGACCGTATCAATTTCCAGCGTACCGTCATCAGTGTGAAACGTGATGAGAGCAGTCGTGTCGTCCGCTGATGTCTTCACATCCATCCGCGCCGCTGTGTAACCGGCCAAGTCCTTCGGCGAATAAAACGCAACCGCGCCAGTATTCGCCGTGTGCGCCCGAAACGCGAGGCTGGATACCCCGAGCATGTCGAGCGAAGTGGAATCGACCAAAGACACGACGTGCATATCCTTGTCTGAAATCGGGTGGCGGCTGCTCGCGGCGTTGATCTCGGTCATACCCTTGGCGTCCACCACGGCGCAGCGCCACCCGTCCAGGACGCCGTGCGGATCTGTGGTGACGATGCGTGCAGGGGCTGCTCGACTGATGCTGGCAATCGCGGCAAATGTGAGTGCATCGGTCTCAACCCTGATCGGGATATCGACCGATGCGCCGAGGCGGATCGTTGGGAGCTTCAGTTTATTCAGCGCCATAAGTCACTTGTTCTCAGGCCACGGGGCTTGCAGACAACGCATCATGCGCGCTGCGCTGCCATGCTTCGTTTCGCGCACTGTTGCGCGTACCAAACTCTCGCTCGAACTCAGCCAGCGCTACTCGCGAACGATTTGCATCAAATAGATCGGCGTCGACCGTCCCGAACGCCCGGTACAACATCCACTGCACGATGCCCGGATGGTACTCGGCGCGAATCTCAGGTTCGTCGTCGTCTGCCGCCATCTGGTCCTTCGGCATGCGCCTCACAGTCAGGCGAAGCGTTCCGTCTGTCTCTGGCTGCGGGTAGAGCAAAATTGCGTTTGTCCGGTAGTCGGTGACGTAGTTCGAGACAATGCCGACCTCGTCTTCCCACTGCGCAGACCAAGCGTCAAGGTCGGCAACGGACACCGGAAGCAGCGGAGACGTACTACCATCCAGGCGCACGCGACGGATCTCAACGCACGTCGTTGGCAGCTTCACCAGCGGATCATTGGCCTTCACGGCGATAGAGACTGTCGAATCTATGATCATGTCCCCGCGCCGACAGGCTTCGCTGACGCCCTCATTGGCGAACAGAGCGGCCTGTGTGTCTTCGACTTGCAGTGGCTCCGCCGTGTCGCGCGCCAGAACGCGGTACGTGTCGATCAGATCGCGCAGGGTCACAGCATTAAGCCCGGCGAGCCTGCGCCAGTACTCCTCGAAGCCATTCAGGACCGCGAGGGTTGCGGTCCTCGATCACTGTGAACGGATACGCCAGCGAGTGCGTAGGTCGCATCTGGTTAAACGCCTGCACGCCTGCACGCTCATCAAGCTGCTGGCGATATGTGGTCCGCTTGGCTCTGGCTAAAGCCTCAACGTAACATCGACGGACGAGATTCGGGACGCCGCGCTCGAACTGCTGTATTCGCCCGTTGACCCACGTCTGTACGATTTCGTTATCGTAGTCGTCTGACGACTCATGAACGATGACCGAGATCTTCTCGTTCATGAACGCCTCGATCGCCAACTTTTCGCCGGTGACAACTTGGTCAATGACCTCGATGTCGCCTGGATTGACGCCAATGTCGCCGACGCTGAATGCTGGCGTGGCCCCTAGATATTCCTCCGCCGCTTCGACACGACCGCGAGTTCCTGCCATTTGTTTCCCCTTGAAGAACCGGCGCCACTTGGCGCCGATGGTGGTCAGCCAATTGCGTACCAGTAGATCGTCTTGCTTGCCAAGACCACGGCAAGCGTTGCGTCTTGCAGGATGCGGAATCCCTTGTCGTCGACGACGACGCCGCTGGCCGTCGTGTCGAGCGTTCGAGTGCCGGCGGCAACAGTTTTGAGGTTCTGCGATGCGGTCATCCCTTCATACCATTCCAGTCCGACGCGATCCGTGAGGTTCAGGAACGAAATGCGGGTCGGCTTGAACCCGGTTTCTACGCGGGTGTAGTCGGTGGCGGTGATGGCCGTTGCGTCATATACGATTTTCCCTGCGGCGATTTGCCCGACCGTGTTCTGGTCGGTGCTTACAGTCCGGGTCTGGCCGGCGGTGTTATCTGCCATGTGAATTTCCTTTCATGCTCCAGGGCGCCATTTAGGAGCCCTATGGTTGTTGGTTAGGCCAGGTCGGATACGCCGGCTTCGATGACAGCAAGCCAGCCTTCGTTCAGGATCTTGCTCGCGAAATAGAACTTGGCGCCAACGAACCCGCGCTGCCCGAGAGGATCTGACTTCGACTTCTCGCCGGGAGGAATCCACGTTGGGTCGAGGGCGTTGTCGCCGCGCAGCGCCACTTGGCCCCACGCATCTTCGCCACAGAGGATTACCGGGTAGACGTCGACCTTCGTTCCAGACGAGAAGAGTCCGGTTACGCCAGTAGCAGCGCCAGAGTCAGCATACGGCGCCAATTCTGGCGAAGTGATGAACCGGAAGTTTTCGACGGAGCCGATTTCGTTCTCGTTGACCACTTTTCGATTGCCATATTCGGACACATGCACAAACCCCGTAAGGTCGCGGACATCGGCCTCGACGTCGGTATGGCAAAACACGAGATATGCGGCTTCGACCGGAAGCGTGCCGATGTTGACCGACGGGGAAAGAATTCCGGTGATCCGCTTGGCGTGGTTCGCTTGCAGTGTGCGCGATGCCTTGCGCAAAAGCTTGAGCGTCAGCTTCTCGTCGACAGTACCGCGGGTAGTGCCGCCGGAGTAGAAGACGTTCGTACCAGCCTTGACGATGCCGTACCGGACCATTTCGCGAATCAGGCCGACGCGCTCGCCGCACTGCTTCTTCATTTCGGCAGGAACGTCGTCCTCGTACAGATCGTTTGCCTGGTCGCTCAACTGGTACAAGCAGCCATATTGCGTCAGGCTGACCTCGACATCATCCGGGACGAGCGTATCGGCGGTCGGGGCCACGCCCTCGGTAAGAGCGTGCGCAGTCGCATCGACGATCGGGCGGTTTTTCGTGTTCTCGTTCGTCGCCAGCGCACCGTATGGGCGATATCGGCGCATCGAGACGGTCTTTCCTTTGTTCTTCGGGATTTGCCGCTGAAGGCCGGTGATACCGAGCACCTCGACAGGGATTGAGTGGGCGAGGATCTCGCCCTTGAGCTTGCCAATCCGTTGCGCGGGAGAGGCGAGAGTAAAATTCGACATTGGTTAGTACCTCACTGAGTAGCGCGGGTTGCGCACTGAGTCAAAACCCGCTTGCATTGCATCCATTTCGGTCGCCGCATGACTCACCCGCGACGTTCTGCTGTCCGGTGTCAAGGCGGCTTCCAGCCTAGTTTGATTCTTCGTGGTGCGTGCCGTGGTTGCACGACGGGCAGTATCGAAATCCGTCAGCACGCCGCTGAATACGGCGGTGTCCCATGTTGATGCGTAGGTCTGCTGGTAGTCATCCGGCTGCGCGGCCATCCATTTCTGGAAATCTTCTGTCTGCACCGTGTTGCGCCAATCTGGGCGAGAGGCATCCATGACAGCCAGCGCAATCGTCTGATGCAGTTGCTCCGGATCAGCTTGCGCAGGCCGCTGCTGCGCCATGACTTCCAGTGCAATTTTGCGCGCCTTGGCCTCGACAGCCGGTGCGAATTCCGGGAAAAGCTCCTCGATCTCGCTCAGATCAACATCATCATCTTTGCCGACTTCTACGGACGCCTGAGGCGCCGGCTGCGGGACTGTGAGATGCTGAAGAGTTCGATTCAGTTCTCCGATTTTGCCGTGAGCCTTGGCAAGCTGGTCGTCGAAGCGAGACGCGCGCTCCAAGAGCGTCTTGATCTCGTTCTCCGTCATCCCGGCGAATACAGGCTGCTCGTCCTGCGAAGCAGGCTCTGGCGGCTCGTCTGTCGGCGCATCATCGTTTCCAGCAACGGATTGCTGCTTCTCACGCTGTGCGTCATCAGGGTTGCGAACGCTGTCGAACCCAAGGTTCATCGCCTCGGATTCCCGCTCTGCCAACACTTGCTCTTCGGTTTCTGTCGTCATGTTGCACCACGAAAAACGGGCGAATGCCCGGTCCAACTAAGCGGAGGGGTGTTGCCTACTCGTCCGCCACCATCTCCGGGGCCGTTTCCAGCGCCAGAATATCCTTGAGGATCGCAATTGACCCTCTGGCTTTGATAGTCTGCTCCATCGTCAGGTCGCCGTCGTTTCGGCGCCTCAATGAGTCCAACCTATCGCTTGCCCACTTTCTGATAGCTAACCATGATTGACTTCGGAAGTCTATCTCAATCATTGAATCCACGTCCTCTGCCCCCGTTTTGCCCATCACTGCGCCGACAAATCATAGCCGCCGCCAGTTTCAATCCCCTCTGCAATCCCAGTGTCAGGATTCGGCGGCAGATTCGGCGATGTGTTCTCCGGCATCTCTACGGAAGGCGTCCCATCAGGCATTACCGGGATAATTGGTGCTTGATCTGCGTCGACGAATCCGGCCGACTTGGCAATCTGATCTGCCGGAATGGAAATTGCCGGGTTAATGGCGATCTGGTTCGCAGCGGACACGGCGCTAAACAGGCCCTCAGTGTTGCGCGTGAATGCATTGGCGTCTGCATGCCTTGCTTGCGCCTCTGTGAGTCTGACTTTCGCATCGGTGAGTGGGTCGGCCTGGGGCTGCATCTGCTGCAGCTTTTCCGGCGAGTACTGAATGCGCTTCGGATCGTATCTGGCTCCCTTGAGTAGTTCGGACATCAGCTTCGCCGGGTCAATCTCGTATGCAGGATTAACCGACGCAGCGACGAGAGTCTGGAGGAACTGCTGCTGCGCGTCGCGCTCTACCAGCGCTGACGACGCCCTCACGTCGATTTGAAAATCCCCTTTAATATCGTCGTCGTCGCTGTGCTGCATCATCCAGTCGTAATATCGCTGAATATGAGGCTCAGTAACGTAGTCATCGAAGCGTTTTGCGAGACGGCGCAGTACGGATGATGCATTGTTGTTCTGCATCTGCATTCCGCCAAGTGTGTCTGGAGCGTCGCCGCGTATGCCCTGCAGCATTGCCGGCATGCCGGTCGCGTCCTCAGCGCGACGCATTGCCCACTCGATGATGTTCATCATCTCGGATTGGACGGACGGCGGAACGAAAGCGTAAAACGCCTGGCGAACATCGATCACATCCGCTTCGGCTCGCCACAGCTTGCGGCCGGTGATCGCGTACTTTCCGTCCATCGGCGTGATTCCATTGCCGATGACGATCTGCGGACCAGAGGTTAGCCCGCTATTGTCCATCATGCCGCGTAGGGCGCCGTTGAGGATGCGCTGTACCGTTCGCACCTTGCGCGAGACGCCCGTTCCCCAAGGCAGGCCTGGCCGTCGCTGCCATGCGAGCACATCGTATGGCAGGCGTCCGCTGTCCAGCACGTTGAGAGTAGCTTTCACGATCCGATCATTGAGCAGGACCGCCATTGCCGATGCCTGCGGCAGTTGGTCATCTTCGATCGACACCCCTGCGCTGCGCAGGTCGTCGGCATTGGCCGCCCCATGGAATATCCAAAGCTCGTACAGGCCCCGGCTTCGCGCAGTTCTCCCGTCTGTCGGCTGCGGCGCCTCGTTGGCTGTTTTTGGCCCTTCCGCCAGCGCTGCCAGGATTGCTTGCCGGTCGTACCCCGGCATGTCGATCATGTCGGCGACTTGTTTTGACGAGAGATACTCACGCTCCCAACAGTAGCTGCCGTTGTGCGTTGACTCGCCGCACGACCCATCCGGGAAAAAATTCCACGGGTCGATTCTGCGGGATGCAGGCTTGATCTCAGACACAGTTATCTGCGTAACGCCATCAGGGCCGCGCTGCACGAGTGTCGCTTGTCGCTTTGCAGGATACGGGCCTTTGAGTACGCCAGACCCAAGCCGGGCGGCATCCTCAATAACCATGCGCACTTCACCATGCCAGTTGCTCTCGACAAGGCAGTCTTCGATCTCGGCCTGCATCGCCTCGGCTGACGCTTTCGCCGACTCGATCATTGCCTGCAACCCTTCTGGCCCGCCTATGCCAACCAGATCAGCGCCATGCATGCGCGGCACAGGAGTCGGCTTGAGCACCCACGCACGATCATCTGTCGGGAGCAGCATATCGGACACGCGGGCGCTTGCAGCGTCTACGTATGGGGCGGTGATGTTCAGGAATACCGTGCTTCGCATGCCAACATCCTTGCGAGGCGAGTCGTTAGTCGCCCAACGTTTTGCCAGCCCGGAATACGTCGCCTGATACTGACGATTGGCGTCGTCTATCCCGTTGTAGTGCTCCTCATCCTCTTCCCACTCCTGCTCGATGCCTGACGCTTGGCGCGCGGTGATGGCGTCCTTTCGCTTGCCGAGCAGCGAAATCAGGAAAGTGGAGCGTTCTGGCTCTTGTAGGTCTTGTTCTTGGTTCATGTGTCTTCACCGCCGCCGTTGGGAATCCCGGTTACTTGTCCGGGGCCAGCGGCAGTGACAGGCTGCGCGGCAGATTTCAGAATCTCGATGTCTCGCGACTGTTCGCGCCGTTCGATCCGAGTCATTTCGTTCTCAACCAGCCTCCTGCACGACTCCCACGCCTGTTCGTGGACGGACTCGTTCATGACCGACAGATACGGGTAAAGCTGCCGTGCGCGCTGTCCGGCGGCGAGCGTTACGAGCTGCGCCTGTTTGGCTTTGATCAACGCGTCGACATTGCAGAACTCGAACAACTCCTTTAGTCTCGGATACATCTCGTCGCACTCGACGACCATCGTGCGCAGATACTCCCTGCACAGGTCGCTTCTGTTCGCCGCGAATTCATGCTTTGTGCGCGCGACAATCGCATCCGCTTCAGCTTTTGCATCAGCGATGATCTTTGCAGCGTCACCGTCCGCTTTCTTCCTGATCCGATCAGCTTCGGCCTCTGCATCGGAAAGTATGGCAACGACTCTTTTGTCGGTGTGCTCGAAAGCCGCATCCCGACGCTGTTTGATTTCGCTCTCGACTGCTTCCAGGCGCACTTTTGCCGTCTGGATACGTCTCTGCAGACGTGACAATCGATCCGGCAAGCGGCATCCAAGCTCGTTGAGCATATTGTGCAGTCCATCGACCGCAGAAATCGTTGCGTCCAACCTTTCCTCGATACCCATATGTCACATCCTCCTGTCACGGTGTGTGGAAAAAAACTCAATATCCTATTTCTGCGTCCAGCGGTTCCCAGGCCTCGATTGCCGCCGTCCGCTGCACTGGCTGCGTTATTGCCTTACGCCGCATCATCAATCCGTATCGTGTCGCGCTCATGAGGTCGTCGCGCTCCTTCACGACCCGGCCGTCTTTGCGGTGATACAGCCTGAATTCCTGCATCCAGTCATCGAGCCCTGCAAACACATTGAGCCGCCCTGTCTGCATTCGGTCCAGCATCTCCATCAACCCGGCTTCGACGCCATTACCGCCAGTCCCTTCCGGCTTGCCTTGGTCTGGCGCGTGCGTCGCATGATCCTTGAGCATCTTCAGCCCGGCGCTGGCGTACTGCTGCGCAAGCTGTTGGCCGCTCCCTTTGTCGTGCTGTAGCCCGTCGTGCGGCCAGGCGCACGGCACCCATGCGCCCCAGGCTTTGACGGTAGGCGCAAACAGTATCGGTGTCTGCTCGCGTGCCCGGTGCGCTTTGATGACGTACCAGCAATCAGTATCGCGGTCCCATGCCGCTTGCACGCCGGCTGCCGGGTGATCCCAGCCAAAATCCAGGCCGTTGATGCGCGGCCAGTGCGCCGGGATTTTGAACGGCTGGACAATGATGGACTCCTCCTCAATCGGGAAAATGCGCCCGCTTCCGAGGGTAGGAATTCCCTTGGCCCGCGCCTCTCGCTCATGCGCCGGGTATGCAGCGACAATCGCTGCGCGCTGCTCTGGCGTGTAGTGCTCCGCGTCGTCGATAGTCATGTATGTGACGTGTCGGTCCGGAGATGCCTCGCTCAAAAATCGCATCACGACATCGCTCATCCCCTGGAGCGGGGTGAATGTCATATAGGCTATTCCGCCAGTCGCGTTCGTGCGCGTCAGTCCCTCGGTGTAGATTTCAGGCGCCGGCTCCTCGTCGAACCACACCACATCGAGCGTTTCGCCCTGCCATTTTTCCCGGCCCTGCTCATAGCGTTTGAAATAGAGCCTGCTGTTGCCACCGCTGACGTGCCGCACAGTCACGCTGTCCAACAGGTCAGCCACTCCCATCGCCCGCTTTGGCTGGCTCGCAAAACACGCCGCTGGAATCATGCCGGTCCCGTACTCACCTGGCCGACCAACGAGCAGGCGCTGCGTCGTGTCGCGTACCGACTCGCCGGTGACTCCTGACGCCCACGCAGCGATAGCGCGAGGGAATCGTCGCCCCTGCCATCCGTCCGGGTATCGGCCGGTCAAATGCGCTGCCATCTCTGCCGCCCCGGCGAGGGTCTTGCCGAGCTGGTTCCCGGCGCAGAACAGCCTCTCTCGATGCGTTGCGCCAGCCGCGTGAAATTCTGCTTGCCGAGCATATGGCTCGTAAGCCTCAAGCCGTTTTTGCGCCAGCGCCCTGTCGATCTCCGCGGAAAGCTCTTTCCGCGCCGCGTCGCTAATCGGGACGCTAAGCACCGAGCAGCGCTTTCATTTTCCGCAGCGTCGCAACAGACTCGCCAGACAGGCCGCTTTCGGCCGGCTTGTCGGAGTCCATGCCAAAAGCCTCGCGCTCTGCGGCGATCAGTCGGCACTGCGTCTCGGAGAGTGATTTGAGGATGCTCACGCGCTTGCCAAGATCGTCCGGGCACTCATCAAGCTCCTGCTGATACTGCTGCGTCCGCATGCGCAGCAATCGAATGTCGGCCCGATGCGAAAGCTGGACATTCGCACTGGTCGTCGCCGCACTGTTGATGATCTCCGCTTCGGCCGGCAAGGTTTCCGTACCGTCAATGACAACCTTCCCGTCAACCGTCGCCGCGTCAACCATCGCATCGGCTTTAGCTTTGATTTTTGCAGACAAGTCGCGCGGAATCCCAAGGTCTCGGAAATGCTTGCTGACCGCTTGCTTGCTGACTGATTGCCCGGTGGCGTCCTCATACTCAGCGCAAAGCATTGGCACGCTTTTGATTCCCTCGCGCCACCCAGGCTCAATGCGCCCGTAGTCAATGATCCTCGGTGCAGCCACGTTTTAATGTCCCTCTGGTAATTTTGCCCGATACCTGAAGTACCGAGGATTTCGACCGCCATCTGGCGACGCTTCGATTTTGCCATCTCGGCGCAGCAGGATCAGAGCCCACACCGCTGACGAGTGGGCGATGCCCAGCGCCCGACGGATATCGCACTGCCGAGCCGGCTCCACGGACTCGCTGAGATACGCCCATACTCGATCTGCAACATGCTGCGATGCGTGATGAGATCGTCCCCGCCGCGGCAAACCACGCTCCCGCTCGCTTGTTGAGCGCGCCGCAACGAGTTGATCTGCCAGGCTGAACCATCCCATAGCGTGCGTATATAACACAACCACACACGATAGTCAAAATCAATCGCAAAACTGTTGCAATTTGTATCCATTGGATACAAGATGCGGTTGTCGATTGA